AAAGGTGCGTTTAAAGATGACGCAGGTACTAAGAAAGAGTTTATGGATAACATTAAACTACAACAGGAGTTTGCTTGTGGAAAGTAAAGAAAAACAATTAAGATACTCAGAAGCATTTTATAGTGTACAAGGTGAAGGTAAATTTGTAGGAGTGCCTAGTGTGTTCTTACGTACCTTTGGTTGTAACTTTCGTTGTATGAATTTTGGTACAGATGAAAAACGTGATCGTTGGGAACAACACAAAGCAGGTAAGAAACATAACGCAGAAGTAATGGAACTTATTAACCAAGGTGTACACGAAACTACAAAAGAATTTAACGACTTGCCTATTATACACACAGGCTGTGATACATATGCAAGCATCTATCCTGAGTTTAAACACTTTAATAAACTAGCAGGTGTTGATGCTGTTGTTGAACATTTACTATCACTTACTCCTAACGGTAAGTGGGTACAAGACAATGGTCAAGATGTACATTTGATCATGACAGGTGGAGAGCCGTTATTAGCGTGGCAAAAGCTCTACATCGATTTATTTGAACATCCACGTATGAAGGATTTAAAAAATGTCACATTTGAAACAAATACTACACAAGTATTACACAACGATTTCTTCAACTATCTTAACGATCAAGACAGAATCCAAGTCACTTGGAGTTGTTCCCCAAAACTTAGTGTTAGCGGAGAACCTTGGGAAACTGCTATTAAACCTGATGTGGCTAAGCAATATAATACTGTTGCTGATAGCGACATCTATCTTAAGTTTGTTGTCGCTACTCAAGATGATTTTGACGAAGTTAAAAGAGCTGTTAGTGCTTATCAGAGTTCCGGGGTACAATGTCCAGTATATCTTATGCCGTTGGGTGGACGCAGTGAAGAATATACCCTCAATGTTAAAGACGTTGCTGAAGCGTGTATGGCAGAAGGATGGCGATTCACACCCAGACTACACATTTCACTCTTCGGAAATGCGTGGGGCACTTAATGAAAAGTATAAAAATAAACAACATGAGAAAGCTATGAAAGCACCTATTAACGAAGATAGAATTAGAAAGGCAGGATGGTAATATATGTTAGATAAAATGAAAAAAGCGTTGGGTATGAAATCTGAAGAAGTTAAAGAACTTTCTCCAGAGCAACAACGTAGAGCTATTCTTGACAAAGAAAAAGCACAAGCAACTAAGGATAAGAAGCCTTGGGTAGCGGTATTAGATACTCAAGTAAACCCTGATAACATTAAGAACGGGTTCTTTGAGCTCGATTGGAATAATGAGTTTATTGAGCAACTTATTGATGCAGGATATCAAGGTGAAGAGCCAGAACATATTGTAGATGCATGGTTTAGAACTATTGCTACACAAATGTTAGAAGAAGAAGGACAAGATGCTGATCGAGGTATGGGTTATATTAATACTAGTAAAGCAGACGATAATGGTAAAAGTGAAGTCAAATAATGCTTGACACAAGCCAGATCTGGTGCTATAATATTACTATAAATTATACAAAGGCAAACTAATGACATATATTCTAGTAGACACAGCAAATACTTTCTTTCGTGCAAGACATGTTGTACGGGGTGACTTAGATACAAAAGTAGGCATGGCTTTTCATATTACACTTAGTAGTATTAAGAAAGCATGGTCAGACTTTAATGGTGCTCATGTTGTATTTTGTTTAGAAGGACGCAGTTGGCGTAAAGACTTTTACGAGCCTTACAAACGTAACCGTAGTGATGCTCGTGCCGCACAGACACAAGCACAACAAGATGAAGATACTGTATTCTGGGAAATGTTTGACGAGTGGAAAGACTTTGTAAGTACAAAGACTAACTGTTCTGTATTACAACATCCTGAACTAGAAGCTGACGATCTTATTGCAGGTTGGATACAAGCTCATCCTAATGATAATCATGTTATTATTAGTACTGATGGTGACTTTGCACAACTTATTGGACCTAATGTAAAACAATACAATGGTGTTAGCAATACAATTATTACACACGAAGGTTACTTTGACGATAAGAAGAAGAAACCCGTACTTGACAAAAAGACAGGAGAACCTAAGCCTGCACCTAATCCACAATTTATGTTGTTTGAAAAGTGTATGCGAGGTGACACAAGTGATAATGTGTTTAGTGCTTACCCTGGTGTAAGAACAAAAGGCACTAAAAATAAAGTCGGACTAATTGAAGCATTTGATGATAAAGATAATAAAGGCTTTAATTGGAATAACATGATGCTACAACGTTGGACTGATCATGAAGGTGTAGAGCATCGTGTACTAGACGACTATCAACGTAATGTAATACTTTGTGATTTGACTGCACAACCTGGTAACATTAGAAGTATAATTAATGATGTAGTAGAAGATGCTATGACTCCTAAAGAAATTACACAGGTAGGTATGCGGTTAATGAAATTTTGTGCAAAACACGATATGCAACGTATTGCAGATAACATTCAACTTTATGCTGACCCGCTTAATGCGAGGTATTCATAATGGAGGTAAAAATGACAATTAAGGCAAAACCAATACTAAAAAATAAATTTTGGATTGTTGAAAAAGACGGTCAAAGAATCGGCACACTTTCCAAACAAGAAGATAAAAGATATATGTATAGTTGTTCAACAGGTACAGATTACTTTACTGATATAAAGGCTTTTAATAATTATATCGGTGGACTAAGTTTTGATAAAGCAACTATTTCAGATGGTAGTAAAGCTAATAAGGAAATACACGGCTTTTCTACATCTAGCACACCATATAATGTAATGTACAACGTACAGAAGAAACTACCTCTTTTTACTAAAAGTAAAAAGTCTAAGAGCTTGTATGCGGCAGGATATTACATTATTCATTTTGATAAAGGTTGGGTAAGAAGTTTTTGCCCTAAACTAGTTACACTTGAAAAGTACGAACATAAAGGACCTTTCAAAACTGAGTTTACAATGAGACAGGAACTTTCTGATGCAAACAAACGAACCAATTAATACTATACCAATTCAGCAGTTTATACAAGTGGTTAAGACTGCTGAAGGTAGTAATCAAAAAGAAATTAGGATTCCGTTAACACAAGCTAAAGCACTTGCATATGCTTTAGGAACTGTAATGGCAAACCATCAAGGTAGATTAGAAAAACTTATTATTGATAATAAATCTAGTGCTGATAATGAAACAGTCACAGTTACTATGGACGGCGGTGGTGACTGGAAATGAAGTGGTTTATTGTAGTTTTATTCCTTCTTGATCCTAATGCAGATGCAACTGCTGATAGAGATATTTACGTTTTTACTGATCCAACATTTGAAAGCCAACAACAATGTCAATCAGACGTAGTTGACCCAGCAGTATATCCAACTCTAGTAGAGAAACTCTTGTTAGAATACAAGTATCCTAGAAAAATATCAAATGTATTTTGTGTAAGCGAAAAAGAACTAAAGCAAATACTAGGTGCTTTGACCGCAAAACAGGTTTAATACTAGTAGTTTTCTACAAAAAAAAGATAAATATATGCGTAGTTAATTAAAAGGATTACGCAAATGAGTAGACCAAAACCAACGATTATATTAGAGAATGTAGACAAAGCATCTTACAAGTGTGAGCAAGTTTTGCAAGCAGAAGCCATATGGGCAGTATTCTATAAAGGCGCTCCATTCAATCTAAAAACATCTAATGCAATCACAAATTATCCTGGACCTAAATACAAGAAGGTATCTTTTTCTAATCCAGGACATGCACATAATCTAGCAAAAAAACTTAATGATCTTTTCAAAAGCGAAGACTTCGCTGTATACAAGCTGACATCGGGCGAACTGGTTACTGATGAATGAACTGGAAAGAAACATACACTAAAGTCTTTTTAAAGCAATCCGACATTGCCGTAAGTGAAGCTAATCTAAAGCAGTACCTAGCTGACTGGTGGCAAAATACCAGAGGTAAAGCAGAAGGCGGTTTAAGACTTACAGAAGATGGCTTTGATTTTTTACAGGAAAATCTAGATATCCAAATGTATGAAATACCATTTCCAAGAGATTTTAAGTTTACTACCCAAACATATATATTTTTAGATCAATTTATTACATGCCCTTACTATCTCACTAACCGCAGTATATGGGTTACAGACGAAAAAAAGAGTATGGAACTGCATCTTTTCAGCGGAGATTTACGCAAATACGGTCTTACAAAAGCAATGAAAAGACACGAGTAACACATACTAACACCCCAGAAAAGCGTTAAATGGCATTTAAGAGCCATTTAGACACCAAAAACCTCCATTTTAGGCGCCTGTAATAGGGGTCTTTTCTTTTGCTATCTTTTTAATTAAAGTGTAATAAGTGTCCAAAATAGGTTGACTTTAGAGTATAACGAGTGTATTATATATACATACTTAGAAATTAAGTATGGCACTGATAAAATGAAAGAGGAATACATTATGGAAAATACTGCACTACGTACTGTCTCGCCCAATGGCGCTAAAAAAAGCATTATGCGAGCATTTAAGAAAAAACGTCCTATCTTTATGTGGGGACCTCCAGGTATTGGTAAGTCTGATATCGTTGGACAAATTACACAACAACTAAAAAATTCGCATTTGATTGATATTCGTTTGTCACTTTGGGAACCTACAGATATTAAAGGTATTCCTTACTATGCGGCAAATGACAATGTAATGGCTTGGGCACCACCGCAAGAACTTCCTACAGAAGAATTTGCGAAACAGTTCGATTATATCGTATTGTTCTTAGACGAAATGAATTCTGCGGCACCGGCTGTACAAGCGGCCGCATACCAACTAATACTTAATAGACGTATTGGACAATACAAATTGCCTGATAACGTTCTTATTGTTGCCGCTGGTAACAGAGAAGCTGACAAAGGTGTTACTTACAGAATGCCTGCTCCGTTGGCAAATAGATTTGTTCACTTAGAGCTTGCAGTTGATTTTGATGACTGGATGCAGTGGGCAACTGAAAACCATATACATGCAGATGTTGTTGGTTACTTAAATTTTAGCAAGAAGGACTTGTATGACTTTGATCCTAAAAGCCCAAGTCGTTCGTTTGCTACACCTCGTTCTTGGTCATTTGTTTCCGAGCTTATTGAAGACGAAGACGATGATGAGAACACCACTACCGATTTGGTAAGTGGTTCTGTCGGCGAAGGACTTGCCGTTAAGTTTATGGCGCACCGTAAGGTTGCTTCTAAACTTCCTGATCCTACTCACATACTTGAGGGTAAGGTCAAGGAGTGTGAAACTAAAGAAATCAGTGCCATGTATTCCTTGACTGTTTCACTTTGCTATGAACTTAAAGACGCATGCGATAAAAACGATAAGAAGTTTGACAACAAAGTAAATAACTTCTTAAGGTTT